CCCCCCGGCTCAGCTCGTCCGCATCGCCGCCGCGCGGCTCAAGCTCCTCGAGCTTTCGCACCTCATCCTGCGTCATCCACGCAGGCGTGCCGCCAGCGCCAAGCGCCTTGGCGTAGAACTCGCCGCGATCCTTCGCCGCGCCGCGCATCAGCGCGTTGGGATTGAACTTGGTGTAAATCCCCGCCGCCCTCTCTTCGCGGGTCAGCAGGTTGACGTCGGCCGACTGCTCGAGGCGTTCATACCAGGGCATCAGCGTGTGCACGACGTGCGCGAGAAACATCTGCTCGGCGCTGGCATAGGTCGCGGTCTTGTCGGCCTGTCCGACCATGATCGGCATCACCCGCGTCGCGCGGCACACTTCCTCGACCTGATAGCGGCGGGTGGCCAGATGCTCGGCGTCCACGCCGGACATCTGGGTCTTCTCGAACTTGGCCCCGTTGTCGAGCAGCAGGGTCTCGCCCTCGCGCTTTCCCCCGGCTCGGTATTGGTCCATCCAGGCGGCCAGCTGCTCGAACTTCTCGGCGGTCAGCTGGTTCTGGACGGTGTAGATCCCGGAGACCCGCGCGCCGCCCTTGTGCATGTCGGCGTGCGCGCTTTCCGTCGCCAGGCTCAGGCCCAGCGCCTCGCGCGCCAGCCGCGTGATGTCGAGCCCCAGCCAGCCGTTCCAGCTCGGCCCGCGCAGGTGCCACACCTCGTCCGCGGGCACCTCGGTCTCACTGCCGCCTTCTGGCCGGTGGAAGTAACGCAAGCGCCGGTCGCGCTCACGCTCGACCCGCATCCAGCCCGGCTCGAACGGCTCGAGGCTGGCGATCCGCCGCGCCGAACCGACCCGCAGCTTGTGGACGAAGGCGTTGCCACCCAGCACCAGGTGGAACATCAGCTGCTCGCGCCACTCGAAACTGGTCTGCCACGGATTGGGCTGACGATAGAGCAGCTCGAACACCGGATGCTCGCGCACCTCGATGCGCCCTGCATCACCCTGGTGCAGCTTCCACGGCACTTGCGATACGCCTTCGGCCAGTACCCTCGCGCAGGCCAGCAGCGTCATGACCTGCAGCGCCCGGTCCCAGCTGATCCGCTCGCCCGATCGCGACATCGTGCCGCGCGCGATCAGCCGCGCCAGATCGGCGCTGCTCATCTTGGCTTCGCTCTTGGCCGGGGAGGCGAGGAGACTGCCGAGTATGCCTTTCATCCGGTGCGCCGGGCCGCCAGCAGGCTAAGGGCGATCAGCAAAAGCCCTCCTATGATGAACGCGCTGGGCCGGTGAATCATATTGATTCCATAAACCACCAGCCCGGCACCGATCAGCGCGGCGCCATCAATGCCAAGCGTCATGGCAAGCGCCTGCACCCGCGCGATGGTACCGCTGTCGGGCAAGGTCGGTCCGCTCATGCATTCTCCGTTTCCCAGAAGCTGCGCGCTTCCGTTTCACCCGTCATCGAAGCGCCCAGCGCCATGATCAGCGCCACCGGGCTGTCGATCTTGGCTTCTGCCCGGGGCTTGTTCGGGTAGACGTTTTCTTTCTTGTCCTCGGCGCCAGTGACGTTGTTGATCTGCCATTCCATCACGGCGCAGCCGCCATGGGCGATCGTCCCGGCGCGCGTGATCGCGTCGAGCTCCTTCATTGGCTCGCTCATGTTCAGCACGATCTGCCGGTATTCCAGCATCGGGAACCCGTCCTTGGCGGCAGTGGTCGCCAAATAGGTCGCCTGGTGCGGATCGTAGGGAACCTGCTCGAGCTGGAAGATCCCGCGCAGCTCCTTCAGCTTCTCGAGGATTTCGTCGTAGTCGATGATGTTGCCCGGGGTTACTGAGAGTAGGTCGAGTTTGTCCCAGCCCTCATAGTGAGGCACCTCGCTCACCCGGGCGTCAGGCAGAAAGTACCAGCCTGTCCGGATATAGGGATCCTCCACGGTCGCCCGGTCGCCCTCGGGCAGGATCAGCAGCTCGAGCGCTGCGATATCGATCTTCGAGGCAAGGTCGAGCCCGGCCATAGCCCGGCGCCCGCGGAGCCATTCCAGCGCAACGACATCGTCACCGCGCGCTGGCAGCCAATCGCGCTTGCATTTGCGCCAGGCCTCGATGTCGAAATACGAATTGCGCGCCGCGACCCACATGTCGAGGTGCTTGGTCTTGAACGCCCCGGCCTTGCGCGGCGTGCGGATCGCGTCGCGCTGGCGGGCGAATAGGTAGTCCTCGAGCACCGAGACGCCCATGTTCGGGTTCGCCTTGCGGAGCGCAAGCTCGGATTTCCAGTCGTCCTCCTCGTCGATCGTGTATTCGACGAAGAACGTCTCGTGATCGAGCGGGAAGGTCCCACCCTCGCACCCGATCCCCTCCAGCTTCTCGCGCTCCTCGAGGATCGAGGCGTAGCACGGCCCAGCCAGGTTATCGCCCGCAGTCGTGATGATTATCTGCATCGGCTGCTCGCGCGCACCCATGCCGGTGATCATCGTCTCGACCTGGCTGTCGTCGGCGTGCTCGTGATATTCGTCGTGGATCGAGCAGCTCGGGCTCTGCCCGTCACCGGGATCGCCGACGATCGTCTCAAACCGCGACTGGTCGCCGTGCCGCACAAGGCTCTTTGCGTTTACCTCGACGCCAAGGGCCGATGTCAGCTGCGGCGACCGCAGCGCCATCAATCGAGCAGGCCGGAACACCTCCCACGCCTGCGCCTCATTGGTCGCCCCGGCGTAGACCTCAGCCCCCGGCTCGCCGTCGAGGCAGAACATGTAGAGCCCGGCCCCGGCCGCGATGATCGACTTGCCGTTTTTGCGCGGCACCACGACGTAGAGGACGCGATAGCGCCTCAGGCCATCGGCCTTGCGCAGCCACCCGAAGGCGCAGGCGAAGATCCAGATCTGCCACGGCTCTAGCCGGATCGTCTCCTTCGTCCGCGCCCACTTACCCTTCGTGTGGGGCAGGCACTCGATGAACGCGCAGAACTTTGCGGCCTTCTTCGGCTCGAACCGGAACGGGAAGTCCTTCGCTCGCTGGCCCTTCAGCTCGTCGAGGAAACGCGCGCACTGCAGCCGCACCCATTTGCAGGCGGGCTGCTTCCCGCTGACGACATCGCGCGCATACTGCTTCGCGATGCCGGCGTAGTCTCTGGTCTCCACATTACTCTTGGCAATCGACTGCTCGATCGAGCGCTCGTCCGATCTGCTTCAGACGCTTGGGCGTCGCTGCTCTGCTGTCGGTCAGCTCACCGCCCATCGTCACAACATCGGAGGCGATGTCGACCGGCAGCAGCAGCGCACCGACGGCGGCTTTGGCGAGAGCGTCGAACATTCGAATTCCTAAAGGTCCAGTAGGGCCGCGAAAGGGTTGTCCTCGGGCTTCTGCCCTTCGCCCAGGCGAAGAGCCGTCGCCGGCGTAATCATCAACTCGGCGAGCAGGCTGTGCGCATGGCGCATCGCATCGCTGAGCATCTGCACCTCGGGCCGCTTGCGGATCATGAGCCCGCCGGTCGAGGTGTGCGACTCATAGGTATCGCCCTCACATTCGAGCACCGCCTGGAAGCGCTGCACCTGCTCGAGCCGCTGCGCGAGCAGTGCGACGATATCGACATAGTGCGGCGATGCCCGGCCTTGTTGCTCGAGGATCTTCGCGATCGACCCGAACAGCAACTGCCCCAGATCCGACGAGAGATAGCTCGGCGCGATCATCGCCCCCTGGACGATCGGCGCCGGAGCTTCCCCGTCGCGATCGGCCCGATCGGTTCCGCGCAGCTTCTTCACTGCGGGCTCGATCTTCTTGCGCCCCGCCCCCGGCCTCCGTCCACCTCGCGACATCCGGCCTCACTTTTTAGGTTTTGAATTCGCCCGCACAAAAAGCGAGTTAGGGCAGCGGTGTCCGGCGCGGCCGCTCTCAGAGATCGAGGCACCCCCCGCCTCGCTGAGCCTCGGCACGCTCGCGCTTCGACTTCGCCGCATGGCACGGCGAGCACAGCCCTTGCATGTTCGAGCGGTTGTTGCTCCCGCCACTCGCCAGCGGCACGATGTGGTCGACCTCGGTCGCCTGCACCCGCTTGCCCGCGCTCAGGCATTCGCGGCAGCACGGCTCCTCGGCCAGCACCTGCGCACGGATGCGTTGACCAGCGCGGCCTCGGATGCGCCGATCCTGATAGCCAGGACGACGCTCCCACGGCTCGCGAGGCCGCCATCCAAGCGGGCGGAAGACCGGCGGCCGTGTCGGCATCAGATCTTCGCCTGCGTCCCGCCCTGCTCGGTCCGCTGGACGTAGAAGGTGCGTTCGCCCTCGGCGCGCGTCACGCCCAGTTCGACCAGCGCCTTGGCGTGCTTGCCATCCAGCCCGCGCATCAGCGCCGCCTTGTCGAGCGACGTGGTCACCCGGAGGAAGGGCTTGGCCCAGCGCAACCCGTTCAAAACATCGCGCACATCGCGCTCATCGCCCGAGATGTAGAGCTTCGGCCTGCCCTGGCGCGTCCCGATCACACACCCGCCCAGCTCGATCGACTTGCGCTTCGGGCCGGTCAAGGCATCGCCCGCCTCGTCCCACCACGCGGCCAGCTTCTCCTCGATCGCCTCGCGCTCTTTCAGCAGCGGAGCAAGGTCGGCGTCGACCATGGCGTTGGCCTTGGCGATCGCGACATCGCGCGCCTCTTCCATCGCCGAGATCGATCCGTCGAGTTCGCCATAGCGCTCGCACAGGCGCTGCGCCTCGCCGGTCGATCGTGGCTTGCGGATTATGGCCATTCAGTCTTCCTCGAGCAGCAGCAGCACGCAGGTCACGGTCAGGATCGGCTCTTCGCCGAACCGCCAGTCGACCTTGCGAACCTGCGCATCGGCGACCAGCTGGCCGACGATGCTGAATTCGTGTTCGGGCAGCTTCTCGACAAAGCGCTCGCCAGCGGCGCAGCCCTCGCCCCGGAAGGCGATCTCGACTTCGTGCCGTGTGCCGGTAAAGGTGATGCTGGCCCAGGCGCTCTCGGAATGCGTGAGGATGCGTCCCTTGCCCTCGGCCAGCTTATCAAGCTGGCACAGCAGCCGCTTGGAGGTCATCCCGCGCTGCATCGCTGCCATCACGCTGGGGGCCATCAGATGCGCCTGCGCCCGAAAACTTCGCCGAGCCGGTCAGCCGCGTCGCGCGCGGCGCTCAGCTCTTCGTGGACGCGCTTCAGCCAGCTTCGCGAGACGACGGCGCTCTCGCCCTCGGCCTCGGCGGCGCGCAGCAGCTCCTCAAGATCGATCGGCGCGCTCATCGCGGCAATCCCCGAAACGCGCGGCGGATATCGGTGGCGATGCCCTCCGCCGCCTCCTCCAGCTCGTCGAAATGCGCTTGGTTGCGCACCCCGCAGCGGATCTCGCCCAGCACCCGGTCAAGGCGCGCGCTCGCATCGTCGAGCAGCTGCTCGATCGCGGGCGTTGGTGAAGGCATGGGTCTCTCTCGAAAACACGAAGCCCGCGGCTCCAGGGGGGAGAGCCGCGGGCTTCGTGCGGGGGTACCGCCGGGCCAGGAGGGCCGCAGACGGATTCGTCGCGGGGTCGGATTTGCCCGATTGTGTGACGATCGGGGAGGGAAGAAAGTGGGTGGAGGGTGTTTTTCTTCGGGATCAGTCCTTCAGCGTAACCGGGTTCGAGCCGGGCCACGCCTTGGGGCAGGCATCGCGATTGTGCTTCCGGCTGCCGCAATAGGAGCACCTGAGCGCCGCTCGCCTTGCGCTTCCCGCAAAAGTCTTCGGACAATAGCTGGTCGGGTGTCCGGCTTTCCCGCAATAGCGGCAATGCGAGCTCACGTTCGCTCGGACCTCGGCCGCCGGTCCAGCCACGCTCTCATGGGTGCGCGGCAGCCGCAGTCCCGCTCAAGGCATACCGCCTCCGACCCACCGCTTGTCGTCCGGCGGTGAAAAACGGCCTGTGACTGGCAGAGCGGACAGGCCAACGGCTTCACCTCAGCCTCCATGCCATCGCCGCCAGATCGTCCTCGTCCACCCGGTCGCGCGCGTCGGCGCACCAGTCTGGCCAGGCGTCCAGCGCATCGATCAGCAGCGCCCTCGCGCCCGCGTCACGCATCCGGTAATGGCGCGCCACGCTGCGCACCGCGATATCGTCGACGATCATCGCCAGCACCGGCGCCGGCCGCCGAAGGGCCGCGCGCCAGCCCGAATACGCCACCTCCGCGCGCACCCGGCCAAGGCTCTCCTCGGCAAGGCGGTGGCCTGAAAACCCATTGTCGACGCGCGTCTCGAGGCTGACCGTCCCGATCGCAACGTCGCGGCCGATCCGCTCGGCCACGGTGCGGATCTCGGCAGACCAGGCCAGTTGGTCGATCGAAAGATGCCCGCCCATGAACAGCCGCGCCATCGCGCCCTGGCTTACCCGAGCAGCGCGCGCCAGCGTCTCGGGCGTGGCGTTCACGCTGTGCCCGTAATCGGCATGGGCGCGGCGGTGGCGCGCGCGCAGCGCGGCCTGCTCGGCGGCGATGGCGGGATGGCGGCGGCGGAAATCCGCCTCGATCTTGTCGTGCTTCACTTGCGCGATTTCCCCCTTTTCAGATGCGCCGGGGGATAATCCAGCTCGGGCGGGGGGAGGAGGGAAGGATTTGATCGGTTGCTTGCCGATCCTGCGCGGGGCGGCGGCGCGCGGGCGATCTCGTCGGCCTCGTCGATCCGCCAGCCCAGCTCGCGCAGCTTGCGCACCGCCTCGGCGGCGTCGTCGGGCATCCTCAGGCCGCGCGGGCCCGGCACCCGCACGATCAGGCCGGCCTTGGCGAGGCTCAGCACCGCGTC